TGCCGCTTGGCTTAACACATGTAATAGCCACAGACTGAGTGATACCAAGTTTCTCAGCCCACTTCTTATTTGTTTTAATAGCAACAAGTTTTAACTCCTCTAGCCACTGTGCTGTTTTATCTGACGACACTCCAATAACAGAGTGATCCATGATACCTGTCAGGCTTAAACCTAACAGTGCTTCTTCTTCAGTGTTGCGCTTCCAAAGGTTTCGTAAGTATCGAAAGTCTGTAAGCGTAGCTTGAAGAGTGCCAATGATAGCGGCAGTCTCAACCTTCTTCTTGAGTGTGGCTAGTGTATCGTCTGCTCGTACAACCACCTCAGATAGATTACAGAACTGATTAGAGCGCAAGATAATTTCAGAACAGGGGTTGGTTCCGAACTCATGGTCAGCATCTCTACGACCATTGCGACCTGCAATCTTCTGTGCCGCAACACGACTAAAGATCCCGCGTTCTCCTGCCTTGCTCTCGTACATGGTCTGCATCTCAGATAGGAACGATTCAAAGTCAGGCTTCTCAGTGTACGCTACGCTGTTATTGGCTAAGCGTCTATGACCCTCGTTCCTCCACCAATCTCCCGACTTAGCTTTAGACATACGCTGATCAGATAAATTAGATAAACTTATTAATGCTGAACGCCTAACACCACCAACAACTACGATGTCAGCTATCTTACAGCACACATCATGGCACTCAATGCTTGTCAGCTTACGCCCTTTAGCTTTCTGAAAAACCTCTACGCAGAAATTAAACAAATCAACCAACGGCTCTGGCCCTGATGCACGACCACCAAAGGTTTTAAGCCTCTCTCCTGAGCCTCTCACCCTGCTCACATCCCACTGCGGTATCTTACCTGCATATAGCATAGCAATCAACTCACGGAATGCAGAAGCCCAACCAATCTTGCTGTCAGATACTACTATAAGACTATCAGTTTGATGGAAGCTCTCAGCAATCTCTGGTAGTTTGTTAATGAAGTTTCGCTCAACGCTGAACCCTACACCTGTACCGCACATGAGAACGTACATCAACTCATCAAAGGATCGCGGTGAATCTATATGCAGGTAGCTACAGTTAAATCCTGCTACGTTATCTTTATCTAGTGCCTTACCTGCTGTCATCATGCATCTCATGCTAGGCATAACTTCAAGGTTGTGTATTGCATTAAATAACTTTAAGGCTTCTTTTTCATTTATCTGTTCACGGTCTTTCCAGAAATCTACATATCTGTTGACTGTCTCGTGCCATTCTTCTCTACGGCTATGCTCTGGAATCCATCGTGCGTAGCGTGACTTGTGTATAAATTGTTGATACTGATCCATTAAGTGTTCTCCTCAGTGACGACTAATGTTAGTTTATTTAAATACCATGTGGCTTTGTTCAAGTCCTCTACCTGTTTCCCTTTGTAATCATAACGCCAAAGGTACTTCAAACAGTTGCCCTTGAGATAGCCCTTGAAAGCTACTGAAGACATAGACTCTTCAATGGCTTCGATGCATTCTATATTGCCAGTGTTGTAGTGCGAAGGCTTATTAACTACATCCTCTTCCCATTCAAGGTCAAGAGTACAACCTTCTTCTATTAACATATCATGTGCCTCTTCCATTGCGGGGTCAATCCATTTGTTGAAGATAGCGGCCGCTTTGGAATTTGCCCTTTCTATAGCAGGGTGTGCCTTGCGTAGTCGATCCCAATCCTCTGGTGTTGCATCATTAAGTCTGCTCATGTTCTGTCTCGTTATATAAGTCAATGGGTGGTTGTTTACGCTTAGTTTCTTTTAATTTAGAAGCTGTTGTTATCTTCTTGAACTTCTTCTTTCTTAAAAACCTATCGCGCCTCTCGTCTTTGCGGCTGATGTCAGTCAAAACTCTCCCTCTTCTTTGGGTTAATCCAACTGTCAGGGATACTGTCCTCGCTAAACCATCTGAAGTTGTTAGCACTTGCCCACTCTCCGTGGCTTCTTTTAGTGCCGTCCTTTCTACGTTTGGCTTGAGGCATTGGCGCACTAGGGTTAGCAAAAAGAAACACTAACTCAGTGTCTTCAGGCAATGTCTTACTGATCCATATGTACTTACTGAACTCAGCGTAGTCCCAGAACCTACCTTTAGCTTCAAGCAAAATCTTCTTGCCTTCAATCACCCGTAAAAAATCAGGGTGGTAGTTATGCGAAACGGTATAAGGAACTTTGTCAGTGTGAAAACTCCAGTTGTCTAAGATGCCGCTGTGTAATTCGTACTCCCAGTTGGAGTCATAGCCCTTAACAAGATCCTTCTCTACTGGACGCTTGACTCGTGGTTTCCTGTATCCTTTCTTTATCTTGTTCAATGTGTGGTTGCCTCTCTGCGCTCTAGCTCTGCATCTATTAACAACCGAAGGTCACTAAGGAACTCATCGTCTATATCTATAATAGAGTTGCCTGAGTTACCTGCGTTGTAAAGGTAACTGCCTGTAGCTATGATCATCTGTTCTATGTTCATCGGGATATCTTCCATTGAATGTCCTCCAAAGTAATCTCTTCTATATAACGATCAGGAAAGATAGCAAGCAGTTGATTGATCTTATTAACTATCCACTTAGGATGGTATGCATTAAGGTGCATGGTTCTTTGCGCCATGAAGTGAGTCTGAGTAGGCATGAAGTCTGTATAGTTCTCAGTAGTTATCTTCTGTCCTTCCTCTTCGCTAAGTAAAGTTCGTAGCCAGTTGACTATTATAACTCCTGAATGTTTTCTAATTCGCTTAGCTTTCCTTCCGTTCATAGTAGCTCCTCTACTTTGGGTTCAACTACAACCTCTGTTAAATAAGTAAATCCATTTGAGTATTTAAAAGTGCGTAAACCTTGACCATCGTTGGAGTCTTTGTAGCAGTCGTGCTTATACTTACACCAGTTACAACCCTTAGCAAGTTTCATGTTACCTTTCTTGCCATCAGGGATGGGATTATAGCACAGTTCGGGCGGCGTGTCAAGCTCTAGCGCGGGTAAAAGCTTACTGATAGAGGCTTTAATGTTAGGCTTATCAAGATCATCAGGTACATACATGCACAACTCACCGCTCTCTTTGTTCAACACTAAGAAGCCACCGTTCTCTGTACCCTCTGCGGCCTCGTACCCTGCAAGCTGACCAAGGTATCCGAAGGGATCGTCTTGAGATAAGCGCCCGTCCCTGAACTTGTTGAACGCAAAGCGTGAGGCTGTCTTAACGTCTACTACTTCGCCGTTAATCTTGCAGTCCATGTGTCCTACGATACCATCAACTACAACTTCTTTCTGCTCGTCTGTTACTTTGTGTCCTGCCATGCGTACAAGCATCAACACAATCTCTTCAAGCAAGTGACCGTACAGGAACTTGATCTGCGTAGCCCCATCAATACCGCCACGACCCTGCGGATCACGCTTCTCATACCACAACTGACGAGCAGGTTTACCTACGTTGGACATACGCACCGTGAAATTACTGTCGCGTTCTCTGGGTGTAGCCCACGACATAAGAGCTTCTCGCATCCCTACTAGGGTGTTGTCTATGTCTTCTTCTGTAAGCGGCAGAGGTGTTCCGTCTGATAGCTTCTCAAGGTGCTTGTAGATGTCGGGTACTAATGTATTTAATTCCATCATGATCTTTTTCCTGTTAGGGGTTTCAGTTTTTAGCGCATATTAATGTTGTTGGATAACAGCTTTTAGCGCATATTAATGTTGTTGGATAACAGATTTTATATCAGTGAGCGATCCTCGAAACCACTCACCGCGCCTCTCTATTTTTTGTTCAGCTAATTTAGTGTGTATGTTCTGTTCAGATTCTCTGCGATCTTCAAAGTACTTACAGTATTCTACCGTATAATCCCGGAAAGGCGAAGAGGTTTGATACCCCGAACATCTATCATAAGCATCAATAGCCATGCCAACTTTGTACCAACCCTCCCATGCAGGATTAGAGATAACATAGACATAACCCACATTAGATTTTTCATAACCTTCAAGTGCAGAGAAGGCGGCAGACTCAAAGTTCTTGTAGTGTCCTGCCTTGTACAAAGGATGAGACTTAGGCACGTACTTGCCGTTAACATACATTCTATTTGGGTTGCTAATTGGATTATGATAAGTGCGGTTAGGATTATTACAAGAACTACATTGGATTATGTTTCTTCTTTTCCAAGAAGGATTCCAGTTGCTGTCTGTTAACTCTACGCCGCACCGCTTACAATCTTGATTAATGTGTTTCA